TGCAACTCCAACACACTTTGCTGCAAAGTCTACACCAGTTGTAGTTGGTGCTTCTACAGCCATAGTACCTATAGCTGTTACTCCTTGACCTGCTGATACTGCTCCTGAGCAAAGATAATCAAAAGCGAATGTTCCTTCTTGTACGATTATGTCTTCAGTTGGCGATGTGAATGTCATTTTTCATCTTCCTATTTATTTTAACATGATTTAATACACATTGAACATTATTCTTTGTAGTAAACGATTCCTCTTTCAACTCTAATAGGATTATCCTTTTCAAGAGGTGTATTGTTTGATTCATCTTGAACAGTTTTTGGCTCACCTTTTTCTTCAGTATCTTCAGATTTTGTTAATATCTCTATTTTTTTATTTAGAGCATCAATCTGATCATCTCTAGCCTTAATGGATAATTTAATTTCTTCCATTTTTTCTTTCTCTGATAGTTTATCTGCTATACAAGATAATTTATCTAATATTTCACTGAATGATTTTTTTGTGGTAGATTCCTCAGAAAGTTCTTGTTCCTCCTCTTTAGGTTCATTTCCTTTCTTTTTATCTATCCAAGCCTTTGCAATATCTTGAGCTGATGCCTTTGGGTTAGCCATTATAAATTCTAGCATAAAGGTGGCCATATCTACTTCTGGTACCTCTTCTGGAGTTTCCTCTGACATTTCCTCTTCTTCCTCAGGTGGAATCTCTTCATCCTCAGGAGGCATATCTTCTGGAGGTGCTTCCTCCTCAGGTTCCTCCTTAGCTCTTAATATTTCCTCTAAAGCTGCAACCATTCTTTCTATATTAGCTAAACGCTCTTCAACTGTCTTTTCCTCAGTAGGAGTATCTTCAACTGGTGCTTCTTCAGTTGGAGCTTCTACCTCCTCCTCGACTATCTCTGTCTCCTTTTCTTCACTAGTATTCTCTTCAATTATTTCTGATACATCTGATTTTTCTTCGGTTTTAGTTTTATTTTCTGCCATGTTTATTTTTTGATTTATACATTCATTACATACATCTTCAATATCTAATGTTTCAAATTTTGATTTTGATACAACAATAAATCCTGATTCTTGATTAACGGGTTGAGAACATACAGAAACTTCAAAGATGTTAATCTCATCTAGTATTGTAATACACTTGTCATCATCACATTTTTTATGAGAACTAATTACTTCACATCCAATGGAAAATCCCGTTAGATCTTTATCTAATATAGCCTTCCATACTTCATCAGCTGTTTTAATATCCTTTCTGATTTCAGCTACAATAAATAAACCCTTTTCATCAACATGGGTGGTTAACTTTTCATACTTTGGTATTATTTTTCCTATCTGGATGTTTTTGTGAACCAACATTAAGTTTGAATAATGAGGATCCTTTAATAAACACTCTATACCCTTTTTTAAAGTTTCTATTGGTATAAACTGTTCTTCTTGATCTACTACCGCTACATTAGCGTAACCCGCTATTATTCTATTGTTCTCTGATTTGTTTATTATATTAATTGATCCTCTTAAATCGAAGGGTGTTATTATTAAATCATCATCTGAATCTTCTAATTCAGTTATGGTAACATTAAGTTTTGCGGAACCAAATATCTCAAAAATTTTATCCCATTGTTTATCTAAGTCTTTCTTTAATTCTAGTTCCTTTAATGTAATTTCCTTCATGTTACTACCTGTATTATAACTGATGTTACAATGGTTACTAATAATGATACTATCCCAGCAAGACTAGCTAGTTTTATTTGAGTATTTGTCAACTTACTACTAACATTATCTATTTTATCTTCCATTCTCTTTATGGACTTTCTTAAATCCTTTATCTCAACGTTCATATCTTCAAGAGCTCTAAGGGCATAACCCCTCCACTCAGCTTGCTTCAAATCCCATTTATCAAATTCATTAGTTGCCATTTTTATCACTCAATATTGCAAGTACTCCTGAGACTCCATCAAAGACTAAGGGAATACATATCATTCTATAATCAACCCCAGTAACAAAACTCTTATAATCTATTGTATGAACCTCCTTACTATCCATAGCCAATTTAACTGGGCATTTATCGCATTCCATTCCTAGAGGTTTACAGAATTCAGATCCTTCTATTGATTTGCCTAGATATTTTTTCCCATCAAATCCTACTTTCTTGAATCTACTAAATGTCTCTTTATTTACATATAGTAAGGTATGATTCTTATCTATTATTGCAGCTGGAGATTGTATACTTTCTAGGATAAGAGTTATGAACTTCCATACTCTACCATGTTCATCATATTCTATCTCTTCTGCTAGTTGTTTTGTTAGTCTTCTTAAGGGTGTTAAATTTGTCATATCAATTTAATATTTATAGCCACTCCCTTCTTAGAGGAACCCAATCTCCCGTTGAAGTAGTGCCTGACCATACATAAAGACATGTTGCCATCGCGTTTCCCCCTATACCAGAAGGCTTGAATCCAGTCATATTAATAACTGTGTTAGAGAATGTATCTGATGAAGATATTCCGGATGCTCTATAAGCTCCCAATAAACTCATAATATTTCTCTCTCCATATTTTATTTACATTTATTTACAGGTTTCCTTGATAATTTTTATTTCAGACTTTAATGATTCCAAGATACTCTTTGCTTTAGATGATGTTGGACAAATATAGGCCATAACACCTGGAGCTAATTCCTTCATACCTCCAGATCTTATACACTTTTTTGGATCGAATTGTCTTAATCTCCACTGGTTGGGAGTTTCCTCTACATCATTATATTTAAAATCATGAGACTTAGCCCAGGATATAGCTTGGTTTCTATTAAATTTCTTCTTATCAAATCTTACGGATTGGATATCTGATGCCTTTTCTATGGATCCTTGATATCCAGATGCATGTGCAGCAGCACCCTGTTTATCTGCTTTCTTTTTTGCTCTCTCCATTGATGCTTTATCTCCCTTTTTATAGTAATACTTCTTTCCATGAGATCCCCATCTGCAGAAATATCCCTTGGAGTCCTTAAGGCCGCAACGAGTTGGCATAATTATATCCAGAAATAATCTATTATATAGGCTATTGCTATTATTGTTAGAGATAACCAACCTAATTTATACATAACCTTACTATCAAATTTCATATATTTAATATTTATTTATATTTTGTATATGTGCATGCCAATGATCTCTTATTGTTCTAGTTTTAGTTCTTAATATTATATTTTTACCAAATATATTTTTAGTACGATATAATATTCTTCCCCAACACTCTTTATTTAGGGATGTAACGTGTTCTCCTAGAACTACCATTGGTATATTACAACTCTTACAATCAACTATCACAAATTCTGAGTCTGGAACCTCCTCTATAGTATTGGGCCAATATAATTTTGTTACAACTTCTTTATGGGTAAATATTCTACATAGGGGACAATTCTTTACTCTTATGGGATCTTCTATCAAAATTAGTTCACCAGATATCTAATTGTCTTGCCATCTTCAGTCTCTAATAATAGAAAATCTCCTAATTCATTATTTGAGTTCCATTTACAATCTTGGCATTTTTTTGGATAATTTTTACATCTATTTATAAAAGAACAAATTATAGCTTTATTCATGTTTTAATCCTAGTGTTTTCACAAGCTGGATGTAAGACTATAGCGGCTCCAATATAATCTATATTGTCAGCATATCTTTTGTTATCCTCTGTATTCCAATAATCTTCCGTAGTTAATTCAACTGATAACCAATTTACTAAATTGTTATCTATCATGGCTATTGTATCCTTAGCATTATTTGTTATAGGAAATATATAAAGATCTCCTCTAACCGCTCCATCCTTGTAATAGGTATTTTTTATAAATCCTAATCTATTTAGAGTTTCATATGAATGATCTAAGTTTAAATAATTTTCAGACCATTTTCCAGCTGATTTTTGTATAGCCTCTTCCGTATATACAACAGGACTTCTACTTAAAGAGTCCGTAAATTCTCCAGGAGTTAACAATATAGCATCTTGATATATTCGTGCATCAGTGGATTTTGATAATATTTTATCATTGTATTTAAAGGGAATCATTGGAAAGTGTAATGTTCTTTCATTCTTCTTCTTCTTCTTCTTCTGGTTTTGGTTCCTCAATTTCTTCCTCCGGTTTTTCATCTCCTTCTTCTGGAGTAGTATGGGATAAAACATCACCACCCTTTATTGGAGGGTAGCCAAACATTGATCTTACTTCATTAATAGTAAAGGGATGTTTTCCTTGAGGATATCCTCTGAGAAGATTACCTAACCATTTAGATTTTACAGCCTCATCAGAATCTGTTACTGAATTAAACCTTAACTTTACTATATTTTTCTTAAATCCATTTTTTTCCAATATAGGATTTATTATTTCATTTTTTATTTGAGTTGATAATTTAAATTGAATAGATCTTATAAATCTCTCATACATTATTTGTTTGACGGTAGCAGTGGCTTCAGTAGATCCTTTTCCTAAACCCAAAGCTTCCTCTGGACATAACATTCCTATAACTAATTGAGTCTGAAATAACGAGGAATACTCCTCTACTCCCTGAACTCCCTTTTCATCTATTGTAGTTATATCTATTAATGCTGGTACAATAAATTCATTAGTAGATGTTATATCCTCCAATTCATTCTTAATATCCGTAAATACCTCTGAGTCAGGTATATCTTCTTCTGTTCCTACCTTTACTAGATATTTACTTGTTCCATGTCTTAGAATAGCGTTAGCTAAAGCATCATCAGTTTGTATTTTTCTATCAATAGTATCCATGGATGGCTGTATTATGGACATACCATAAGGGTTACTGGGATTGGAAAAGAACTTTAAGTGCATTATATCTCCTGGTTTTAGAATAGTTTTTTGTAATTGCCCCTGAATCTTTTGTTGGTAACCAGTAACCATTCCAAATTTATCATAATTAACAACCATAGTTATTGGATCTACGGTCTTCAAATCAGTAATATCTTCTGAAGAATTTCTTACTATTTCTATAAAGGAGTCTCCATAAATTAAGGTATATACAACATTATCCAATAATACTGCATCTAAATCTAGTGCATCTAAATACCTCTGGATGAACAATCTAGCTTTACTATCATCTGATACTAGGTTGTATCCAACCATTATAGCATTCCAAGCAGTAGTATTTATAGCAGCAAAGACAGTATTTTCTCCATCATAATATGTCTTATAATTCTTTAGAGCCTTCTCAGATCTCTCTGGAGCTGCAGATACACCTCCACCACCAGAAGTCTTACCGGTAGCTATAATGGTTTTGTATCTACCCTTACTATCTAAAAATATTGATTTCTTTTTCTTTTTTAAAGTAAGAGGGAATTTATCCCTAATACTTCCTAATATTCCCATATATTAATCCTCTTTTTTTATTTTTCTTTCTTATTATTTATATTACCCTTCTTAGTTCCGGATAATATAATCTCCAAGGTAGAAACATTTCTCTTTTCAAATGGTTCACTACCTACCTTTATATCATATTCGGGATTCTCTAAATAATCTCTGACAAGAATAGCTAATATATCGATAGCTCTCTTGATATTGTTTCCCCTAGCTATAATCTTTATATCTTTATCCTTTCCTAGAGAGTAGAAACAAGCTGATATATATCTAGATATATCCTTAGAACCTATGTAGATTTCTTCCATGATATCCTCCTATATTTTTGTTATCCTATAATCTCTCTTAACAATGGGTTTTGTACCCACATCCTTTCTAGTTACTATCATTTCTTTAACTTGAGTCCAATCAATTTTATGTTCTTCTTCATCAGACTGTGAAGCTTGAATTGCAAATGAGAGAGAATCTATGGTATCATCATGAGATCCTCTTGGAAAATATATCATCTCGTTAGCCCAATCCTCTAGGTTTGGATTTAAATAAACTCTTCCTGTTTCAAATAAAACTGATAATCGTTGAACCCTAGACATTCTATCGCTAACGATAGATGACTTTATAGGAATTATTGGTAGAGTGGTAGATTCTACTAGTTGATCTACTATCATTTTCTGTTGTGCAGCTTGTTCAATTCCTATCTTAGAGGGTTGCCACTTTGAGTCATAAGATTTTATTAACTCAAATTGTTTAAATAAGGATGCCTTGGTTCTTAGTCCATCAAGTATATATATCATACCTTCATGGATTCCTATTATAGTTATGGTGAAGTAATCTGTCTCTTCACCCTTAGATGAGAGATCTACTCCCATGAATGTTTCAAAGGGTTGAGGTATCATCTTATATTTATTTATAGAGTTTTCAACCCATTCTCTCTTTATAGGAGAATCTTCATGAGATATTATTTCATTTTGATATTGCATCTGAAAACTAAGAGATCCCATTCCATATTTTCTTTCCATTAGTTTGTCGTATGTCCACTGTTCTGGCCATAAGACTTCCTTGTTTTCATCATCCAATATAGCTTTATATATTTTTGATTCAAAGTTTGGTAATTTTTGTAAGTAGGTATGTATATCTGATTCATGCCATCTAGTTCCTATAGAGATTATCTTTCCCTCAGGTTCTAACATAGGAGTCAATGTTGAATTATACCAATCAACTAAATCTCTTCTTCTATGTTCAGTTCTTGAATTGTTTTGATCAGTTATATCATCTAATATTATTATATCGTAATGCCCACCAACCATAGATGCCGTTACACCTACTACAGTGAAGGTGGGTTCTTTATGAGCTTTACCTGATCTACCAGCTCTCATAACTCTTAGGGTAGATCTAGACCAATCAGAATATCCCTTCTGTTGGCCAAATATTTCTATTAATCTTTCATTTCTCTCTAAAGCTGATTGCAATAGAGACATCATTTCATTAGCTTTATCTTGATTAATGGTGACCGTTAATATCCTAATATCGGGGTCCTGTACAATTTTCCATGTAAGATAAGAACTTACTAATACAGTGTTATGTGTAAGAAGATAATCTTTTGTTATATATAAACCATCTTCATTTTCTACTTGTATACACTGACATTCAGCATATCCATCTTTGGATATATTAATGATTGAAGAGCGAGTTTTTAAACTTCCTTTCCATTGTTCTATTTTCCTTTTTAATCTAAAAGGTATTATACTTTTCGGAACTTTTCCAGTAATTCTATAACTCTTAAATTTATTATTTGATCCTGAATAAGATGTGTATCTTTCTGAAAGTTTACCTGTGCCTCCCAGACTTCTTATTAAAGCGAGAACACCATTTATCAATTCATAATTTGAATTATTAAATTCAAATACATGACCATCAGTTTGATTATTACCATCAGTATCCATCAATCCTTGTAGCAAAGCAATCCTTTGCTCTTTACTTGCAAATAAATATTCTTCTGGAATACTCTTATTGTTTATTAATCCTAATTCTTTTAAGTGAGTTTTTAATCCTATAAGACCATAACGATATTTTCTCTTCCGTGAAGTAATCTCATAATTTAAATATCTTAATATTTCTTCATCTGCAGTAGTAAATCCATTACCATTAGAGTCTCCATCACCTAACCAAGCACCTAGAGTATAAGGTTCTATCAATAATTTTTTCTCTTCAAATTCAATTGGAGATACAGTAGGTATAAAGTGTCTATATTCTATGTAATGTTTACCATTACGTTTATCAAATCTTTTTGATTTATAATTCTTAGATAATTCTAATGTAGTTTTAGTTATAAATTTATCTTTGGTATTACTAGGAGTTTGTACTGTCCATAGATGTTCTTTCCCACATCTTGTACTTCTACCATCAGACGTTTCTACTTTATATACTTCTTTAACTCCCTGAGGGTAAACTCCTATTACTTTAGTTGGTTTGCCATCAGAGCCTATAACATAATCTCCTATAAGAAGGTCTCCCATTTTCTTCCAACCATTTGGAGTTAATATAGGTGTATTTATATCTTCTTCCTTACCATGTCCTCTTGGAGCTAATAAGGAAATAAAGTTATTGTCTTCAAATAACTTTAACCACTCTTGATGAAACCACTCACACTTTAGTCCTAATATTTCCTTCATAAAGGCTATAGGATCTATAGAGTATTTCAGTGCATCAAATTCTTTTTGAGTCATAAGTTTAAGTGAAAATAAAAAACATAATACATATTAAAAGTTTCTCCCTTAAAGTCTATAAATCAGACCTTAGAAAGCAAATCCTAAGCTGAATGATAGACCAAAGATTGTTTTTGCTATAAACAGAAAACCGAAAAATGGTAAAATCCATTTAGCTGCATCTGCTAGCCATTTGTCTATATCCATATTATCCTTTTTCCTCATATTTATCATATAATAACATAACATTTCCCTTTAATGTTTACATACCATTTGGTTCAGATTATTGATCTACGATTAATATAGGATTCAGCGGATACGCCCGTGTCAAAGAACCATGGGCATGGTTTATGTTATCATAGGATTCAACGAGTTCACGTTCGTATTTCAACGGACATTTTAGATTCTTCATAAGTCTAACAAACTGGTTCTCCATCTGTTGGATCTACCAGTATAGTATCATTATAGTGTTTAACTAAATTCATTGCTGCATGTAGTATCGCTACTGCTAAAGGAATATAAACTGCATACTCCTCAGGAAATTCTTCTTGTTCAAGAAAGTTTATGGTGTATAACAAAGCTGTTGGTGCTATACCCAATAATAAACCAGTTAAGAATTTCTTTACGGTTTTCCATTTATCATAAGATGATACTTCTACGTAACTCTTGGGTTTTATCATATTTCCTCCTAATTTGTTTCAACATTATGTTAGTTTACTTAACTCTTCAAGAATTCGTTTTTTGCATTCAGGACACAACTTATTAGCCAAACCTATCATTATAATATTTAAATTCTGGACCTTCTTTTGGTTTATGTCTCCAATACTCTTTATCTGTCTACCGAGTCTGTCCAGTTTAGACTCTGAGACCTTTAGTTCATTCATTAGAGTATCATTAGCTTGTTTTATAACCTTAGCTACATCCGAGATACTACCATCAGTTTCAGCCTTTTTATATAATTCATCATTTCTCTTCTTCCATTTATTTATTTCCTTCCTAATGGAAGAGACTGTGTCTCTATATTCTTGTTTGACGAATTCTACCATATCCTCCCCAGATTGATCCACCTCTATTAGTTTACTCTTATCTCTATGCTCCTTATATCGTTGGACCATCATATGAGATCCATTCTTTAAATCTGGATTATCAGAGTAATTATCTTTAATCATATCTGAAATAGTGTAGACACTATAACCATTATCTAAAAGTGGATCTACAAAGGATTCAATCTTATTTTTTACGATCTTATTAACTTTAGTCATTATATCATCTAATTAATATAGAATAGAATAAGTAAAATGTTTCCCACCATCATTCCCGCCTTAGCTATTGGCTCTCCGTAATTAACGAATTCATCTTATTTATACTTATTGTAGAAAGGTTTAAATATTTTTTCCTTCCTCCATAATAATATACACGAGCATAACTTTTCATAATTTGAGTACTCCACTCCTGTTGGGCTACCAAAACCTTTATATAGTATGTTGCTACAATTTATCGTTATTTTGGTGAAAAATGGGGGTATAAAATTAAGGTGCTGCGATGAGGATATCAGGACTGCTTTTTGAGTTTCCGTTACACCGGAGGTGGGATACTAAGCAGTATATGTATATATTTGTATATACATTAAGGCTTATTTATGTTGTTATTAATATATAATTCAATATTGTAATATTAGATAGATAATAATATCATTTTTATCTTTTTCAATTATTTTTATTCAATCTTTATTTTTTTAATATTAATATATAATTTTTTGATTGAAAATTTTTTGAATAGTCCAAATTTAAATAATAATGATTATAGAATTTAATGCTTAATATTTTGATAATATGATATATCTATATTGTAATATTAGATCAATATAGTTAATTATACTATTGCATAATTACTTACATATAAACTATTTATATCAAACATATATTTGATCTAGTTATGATATACAAACTTAAAGATGATCTAAACATATATAGATCATATAACAAACAACTAGATAAACAATATATAACAATATACAAACATGATCTAACTATAAGTTTATTACTAGATCGAATTAAACTTATATCTTAAATTTTTTTTTTTATCTTTATTTATTAGTTAATGTTAAAGGTTTATAGCTATCTAATACCATATATTAATATTATCTTATGATCTAATAATATTATTAACAATTGTTAATTATAGATGCAAAAAATAAAAGATAGATCAATAAACTATTATGATCTATCTATTTTTTAATAAATTCGTTTTTGTTTTGTTGCATATATAATATTAGATCGTCATAAGCTAAATATTTGCCCATAAACAAACAATTTCTTTTAACTAGATATTTGTTATTTAAAGTTATTTTAAATTGTTGTTTATAATGATCTGACAAACTTATTAATTGATCTAATAGCTTATAATATCCTATATCGTTTATATTAATCACCATCTTTAAAATGTTTGTTTAATAGTTGTTGTATTAACTTCGATTTATCTTTAACTTTAACTATTTGCATATATTGTTTATGATTAAGATATACGTTAATACTAGGCATAAGATCAACCTTAATTAACTAAATGTAACTCAATAGCTTTATTGTTTAATGTTATATATTGTAGATCGTCAGATAAAACTTTATACTCATCTTTAAATTTGTATATTTGATCTATAAAGATTATATCAGTAAATAGTAAAATACTTGAATGTATAGATTTAGTATTTTTATTGTAATTACTATCAACAATAAAGAATATATCTTTATCATAACTATATAATTGTTTTAGATCATCTTTTAATAAGCTTTCATATTCTTTAACTCTATCTTTTATGTTCATAATATCACCTATATATTTGTTTAATCTAGATCAATTTTAAAACCATAAAACTTTAAGATCAATTAAACCTTAAAAGATCATAAGTTTAAGTTTAATACATATTTGTTTATTGCGTATCTAGATCATATAAACCTTAATCTTATTTGGTTTATCACCTATATAAATATGTGATCGTATTAAACCATATTTACAATTTTATAATGTGATATTTACTTATATAGTTATCTATATAAATATTTAATTTTATCAAACATTTATATATAAATACAAATATTCTTATTAGTATATTTAAATATATGTAGTTATATATATAGTTAAACCTTTTATTATTAGATCATATTACTATATTGGGAAAATATGCACATAAAATTATTAAGATCAATAAACAAGTTTTTAGATCAAAATATTAGATCAAGATTTTTTAATTATTTATATATAGAAATATTAATAGGTGAAATACTTTTATAAACCAATAGAAATATAAATATTTTACGCACACACGCACGAAAATAAAAATTATATCTAAAAACGTGAGTAAAAATATGAATATCGGTTTTTTTTTTATTGGAGAAAATATATAGGCCTATACCATGCTAGACAGTGTCATGCACGGGAGTCGTATTTTTATCGGTGTTTTTTTATATTATTATCTAGATATTTATCCTATTTGGATCGCGATATTTTTATCTAGATATTATTATATTATTAGTCAGATATATTAGATTTAGGATCGAGCCGTGCTACATGTTAGCATGGTGCATAGTGTCAGGCCAGCCGAGCGTGCTAGACAATGACTAGCATGGCTTGATAATTCCGAAAGGTTTATATACCCCCTAACCTATATAGGTATGGACACGACAGGAGAAAAGGGGGTGAGCCGAAAGTCGCGGCGACCGTGCTAGACATTGTCACGCATACCACAAGTTACCACGCTACAAGTTAACATACTTCAATGTCAAAAAAATCGTGCTAGATATTATCTAGGTTGTTATTATGATAACGTGCTAATTGTTAGCATACCACATATTAACAGATTATTATAAAATCGTGCTAGATATTAACAAGCAGGAAAATTTTGTTATTATTCTTTATCTAATATATAAATGAATAAATATAACGAATTAATATATATAAACAACTAAATTATTTAATACTTAATATTTTATTGTTTTTTATATATAGTATAGTATATTAACAGAAATATTTTATTCTATTTATCTATCAATATTATATATTTAGATTTTTATATACTACACCAAATATATAACGATAAGATTATTATAACGATATATTTATAGATATAAATATATACTTATAACGAAATATTATTTAATTAATTCTTTTAATATAATCTAAAGTAATTAATCTTATAATTTAATTAATATAATCCTTTAATTATAAATTATTTAATATAATCCTAAATAATAATTTATGTATATTTTTATATTATCATTATATTTACATTTGTAACCATGGATAATAATAGTTTTTTTATTAAACTATATCTATAAACTAAAACATTTTATTATTATCTAAATTGATTAACAGTTGTTAATATCTTACATTTGTTACATTTTATTTTTATCTTTTTAACATTTGTTTCAAATATATATTTATATATATATACTTTATAATAAGTAGTAAGTTTTTATATATAAAGTTATGGGAATAGGGTATAACATTAACCATAAAATTTTAAGATTTTACAACTAGATAATAATATTAACAGATGTTAATTTAGATTTTTAGCGAATAAATAAAATTAAGGTTTTTATTCTATCTACTTTATATTAAGATTTAGATAATTATTTCTCCTTATAGTATAGATAAATGATTAATGGTAAATTTTTGTTGTATATTTATGGAGATATTATGAAAAATGAAATATTAGTTAAACCTAGAATAGAAATAGAAAATAAGTTAATTAGTCAATTAGATAAAACCATAAATCTAATTAAAGAAATAAACATAAAAGAAATATCAACTTTAAACTATATGTTTAAAGATTAAATAAAAAAGGTGTAAAATATGAAAAACGAAAAAATAAAATCTATAACCATAAATAAAAATGGTAAAATTACGCTGTTGACTAACAAAAAAGATATAAACAAATATCTTAAAGAAAATAAGATAAATAAACCTATAATAAAACATAAAACTAAACATAAAAAACAGTTAGGTTTAACATTTTTAATAGATAAAAACAAAAATGATTTTAAACCTAAAAATAAGATAATATCAAATAGAAATAAAGTATTATCTAACTTAAAGAAAAATTACAATAAAGAAATAAGAAATAAAACTAAATTGTTAAAATCTTTAAATGAAAATAAAAACAATAAAGATAATAACAATAAAAATAATGAAAATAATATTTCTATTGAAAAATATAAACCTTTTATCTATAATTCTAAAAAACATAAACACAATATTAGATGTAATTTTAATATAGGTTTATATAACAGATATAAAAATGGTAATATCAAAAATAATGATTTAATAAACCAGTTTATTATTTCTAAAGGTTTTTGCTATCATTTAAAAAATGATTGTGAATTAAAATCTTTAGATAGTAATTTAAAAATTATAACTGTTAGATTAACAGATTTAGGTTTAACAGATAATTTAAATACATTTAATAAACCAATTAATAATTATGGTTATCCTTTTAAAAGAAAAATATATAATGATACGATTAAAAATTCTAAAGATAAATTAGAATTAAGAAAAAATAGATTATATTATAATAAAGAATTATTAGAAAATAATGGATATATTGAATTATATAAACCTTATGAAATAATAAATTTATTTGGTAAAAAAACTGTTAATAAAAAACTATTATCTAATAGGTTTATATCTAAAGTATATCGGGATTATTTATATTTTCTAAATGATAACAAAACAAAACATAAATTTAGTTATCATAACTTAAAGAAAAAACAAAAAACTGTTAATGGTAATATGTTTTTAGAAATATTCAATAGTTTAATTAATATGATAAAAACAAATAATTACTATTTTGAAAAAACAAAAAACCTATTGTTAAATAGTAATATAGATAAAAAACTAAAATCATTTATCAAAAATAATCTATTCTTTAACAATAATTTATTTGATTTTAAAGATAATTATGTTAAGGTTTATAAAATTGTTAAAGGTAAAAAAATAAGTATTTACAATAAAACCTTAAACAAAAATGATTTATCTTTATTTGATAAGTATTTATCATTATTAATGAATAATAAAAGAATATTTTATAATAATGGTTTATATAAAAAACAAATAGATGTTTTAAACTATTGGTTAAATGATATAAAGAAAAATGCTATATTAAATTATGATTATGATTTAATAAGATTAAACGGTATTAAACTAATAGATAAAACAGTTATTGATAAAGATAAATTAAACTATTGGTTAAAACAAAATATTTCTTTAATCAAAAAATCAAATAAAGTTAATTCAATAGATAATAAACAATCTAAATATTGGATAACACAACAGAATTTAAAACAAAAACAAATAATTAGATGTCAAAATAGAATAAAAGAAATAAAACAATTACATAAACAATAAAATCTTTTTTTTTTTATTTTTTTTTTAACTGTTATTTTTATTTGACATTTATTTTAAAATCATTTAAGACATTATTTTTTTATTAATGATAATATACCTATCTAAATAGTTTTTTGATTGTGATTGATTTTAGATAGGTTTAAATTGAAAATAAGATTATATCTTAAAGTTTTATCCTATAAGATATAAATTTTATTTTGATATTTTTATTTTTATAGCAAATAAAATAACCATAAAGTTTAAATATGTTATTGACAAACTATATAAACTTTATGCAAACATTTAAATATGAAATACCGATAAACCATGAAACATGGATTAAGTTAAAGGTTTAAGGTTTAATTAACCAATAATTAAACATCTTTTAAACCTTTAACAATTCAATTTATTATAGGATATTTAAAAGAATATTGGTTATTCTAAAATTTATCTTATAGTATAAATAAATATCATTAGTAAAAGATATTTTATGGTATTATTATCCACTATGACTAATAATAACAGTAAAAACAGTAATAACAATGTGCTTGAAATATAGCAACAGTTATTCGTAAGGATAATAGCAATAACTATATGGATACTTTAAAAGCCATTACCATATGTGCTTAAATATAGGTTATTATCCTTACTTTTTATCTTATATCCCAAAAAGAGTTGTGAGAATATGAATAAAATAAAACATATAGTTAATAAAAATCAGATAGTATATGTAAATAAAAATGGAAATATAATATTTGATATATTAACCTTTCCTAATAATACTTGGAATGAAAATAGTTCATTCTTAAAGTATAAAAGATGTTTACATATAGGATTATTTTATAATAATAGAAAAATAATTACAAATATTAAATAAATCTTATTTCTTTTGGATAGGTATAAGGTAAAAATATCAATTAAAATATGAATAAATAAGTGCTTATTGCTGTAAATATAGGTATTGTAGTGATTTTATTTGGTGTTTACCTACCCATAAAAAGGTTTCTGTATATGTGATTAAATTTAACTTCATTACAACCTTAAAGCAGATACAATAAGTGCTTAAAAATTAGAGTTACTTTGTAACAGTAGTTTTATAATCTCTACTTTAAAAAAGACAACTAAAAAGGAGATAAATTCTATGAGTAAAGTTGTAGAATTAGGTAAATCCAGCAATGGTAATGAAAAAGTTGCTATTGAAATCGGAACTGTTACTGCTACAAAATCAAAATCAAGTAATGGTAACAAAATGTTCAGATTATATGGACAGCATGTCATTGACGGTAAAATTCATTACCTATCTGGTTACCTTACCGAAAAGAAAGCATAATTATGTGCTTAAAACAATCAGGATACTGTGAGTAGAAATCCACATACAATAATAGTTATGGTAAAAAAAAATAGTAATGGTATCCTGAATTTATTTTTTATTAGGATTACGCTTTAAGTAGCAATAAAAGGAGAGATGAAATAGTGAATGGATTTACAGTAGTAGCAACAGTAGATAGTAAAAAAGAGCATAAAGAAATGCTTGAAATTATGAATACTGTTATCTGTGGAATTAGAATAAGAGAATTATAAATAGTGAGTAAAAATGATACATAGATTAGTGAATGAATTTCATTATAGGTTACATCAAATAATATGTATCCTATGCTTGAAATTTAATTATAAAATGCTATGGAAAATTCAGGAAAAACATTGTAAATATAGTATTGAATGTGATATAGCAAGTGATAGTATCTTTGAAAAACTTTACAAATAGTGATTAAATGTTAGGTAAAAAATGTGTAGTGATTGCTGAATGGATTTTTGAAAAGTTTGTATTTAAAATCCATAGGTATTCTCACTACAATAAAATAGTGCATAGGATAGTGAGTAAATTATATTGCACTTATGAAAGTGTGTTTAATGTATTCATTCCTTATGAGTTACCATTCATATATATAGATGATGAGTAAAATGCAATACGAAACTTTGCTTAATTCCTATGATAAGCAAGGATATATCTATGAGTATCGTATGAATAAAAATGGCGATACAAAATTAGAATTTCAACATAGATATTTATGGGAATTAAGATATGGAAAAATTCCTAAAGGATATGAAATACACCATATTAATAGGAATAAAAAAGACAATAGATTAGGTAAAAAGATATACTGTTTTATGCTTTTTGGTAAAGTAGTATATCTATCAGGTAATCTATTGTGCTTACCTGCATATCTACATTCAAAAATCTTTCATAACATTCAGAATAAAATTTAAATGGAGAAATAGAAATGGAATATGTAAAAGAAACACTAAAGAAAATCAACCTAATAACAGGTTGTTCAAAAGAAGAAGCAGAAAAAGTGCTTGAAATGTTCATACTATAAAACAATGGTAGTAATATGAATAATGATATGGAATTTCTTGGATATAAAATATATGATAAAAATTCAGGTAAAATTGTTGCTACATTAGGTAGTGTAGTAATGATTACAAATAGAAAAATTGTAGAAGATTTACTGAATAAATATCCAGCAAATATGTATAATTGGGTAGAGTTATATTTATAATAAAGGTGTTAAAATGGATTACTCAAAAATGAGTAAAGAAAAGTTGCTTAAAAAACTTGAAGAATACTCATTAGCATTTGATAATGGACAAATAGACTTTTGGTTTTTAGAGCAAATAGCAATTATACAAAAAGAGTTAGAAAATCGTGAATAAAACAAGGATATAGAGTGGCGTTATCCTATGGTTAGGTTTCCATTAGATATAAATATTCGTATAGAGTGATAAACTATTCTTTACTATACGAATAAATATAATTAGTGGGTTATCTGTTCAATTCAGATACAAGTTTTAATACTTGCTCTATATCTTAATCCCCTCCTATAAAAAGGAGATGATATAAATGAATAATGAAATAAGATTAGAAGGAAATAAGGTTATGGATATAGCCTTTATAAATAAAGAAAGAACAGTAATTCGTATATACTTTGATGATACAAATATAATAGATTGTAAAATATTAGAATAAACAATAGGTTTCTTTAAGGTTGGGTTTCTTTTACCTATATATAAAATTAAAAAGTAAACCCATATCACATTTAAAAAGAGTGATTAAAATGTGTAGACATGAATTGGTGTATTCTTATATAGATGATGTTTACAGATGTAGTAAGTGTGGAAAGGAATTAATAAAAGGAGATTAGTAATGTGAGTAAAGATAAACCAAAGTTTAATAATATTAGAGATGCTTTAAGATGTGCCTGTAAATTGGATAAAAATATATATAGGGGTTTTGAAATAAAAAATGGTAAAAAGTTTTGGTATTATTTTGTAGATGATTAGATAAAATAGGTGATGGGGAATGATTAAAAATAAGACAAATTGGAAAAGGATATGGTATAAAACCCATTCAGATATAGATATAAAGCCAACATATTTAGAGAGTGGGGAATTATATTGTATAGAGATTACAGTTAAAAAATCTAAAGAGAGTAATCCTTTAGTGAATGAAATAGAGTGATTAAAATGAAAACAAATATATTGGAATATCATTTCTGCAATGATAAAGAGCATATATATGTATTGGTAGATGTATGTGAAAATGATACTGATAGTATGCTTGAATATAAAGCATATGATAGTCTTGCAGATAAAATAGGGGATACTACATTAGGTAGAGATAATCCTAAAGGTTGGTATATAGATAATGCTTATGATTTTGAGTGATTGAAAATGTCTATCATTAACAAGATTAGAAATAAGATTATAGATTATAGGGTTACTAAATATATAAAAAAGATGTATGGTAAATATATGATTATAAAAAGGAGATGTAAATTATGATGTTTACACCTAACGAATGGAAGGATATAAAGGAATGGTTTGAAAAGGAAAATAAGAAAGTGAATAAAAAGAAATAAGGAGGTGTGTTTTATCAAGTATGAAAAAGAGAGATTTGAAAATGCTACTAGAAAAAGAAATTTAGAAAATCTTATTTGTAGATTTTTTAAATCTAAAAATATAAGTGGAAATGTAGTAGCATTGGTAGGAAATACACTAGAAACTCATTACAATAATTGGAAACCTTTATTAAATAATCGCAGTAGATATGTTGTATGTGAGATAGAAAAGGAAATACACGAAAATCAAAAAATTCAATTATCTAAAATGAGTGAAAAGGATAGAATAGAATTAGTTAATGATGACATATTCAGATTTGTAAAAACATATGATAAACCTATTGCTGTATTAGATTTAGATTTATGTGCAGGATATACTCAATTAGGAAATAAGATATTAAATTGTGTGTATTATTGCTTAAAAAATAAAAAGTTTAAACAAGGTTATGCAGGTTTAACTTTAACATTAACATTTAGAAATCAACCTTCAGCATATAGAAATCTAGAAAAACTAGATAAAGAAATTAGAATAATGGCTTTATCATTTGGATATATTATATCAGGAACTATTAAGGATAGTTATAGAGATAAGACACCTATGATAGAGTTAGCATATATAATAAGGAAGGATACAAATAACAAGTTTAAGTAATACGCCATAGGTTTTTATAGGTTTCCTTAAAAAACCAAACTAAAAAGGTGGTGGAAAGCAGATATGAAAATAATACTAGATGTGGATAAGAATAAGGCATTAACATTAGCCCAAACTTTAGAAAAAACATCAGGAATTAATAATGTTGCCTTTAAATATACCACTAAAAATAGAATATTTAATAAATAAGTTGCTTATCTACGGTAGAGCAAGTAGATAGAGTATCGGTAAATTCTATGAGCATTATAGAGTAGTATGTGCAAGTCCTCTATATGGGAGATGTTGGGGTGTCAGGCAAATATTCCCAAATGACTATGGGGTTACCAAACAACATTAAAAAAACTATCTACAAGTTGCCGATATAGATAAGGACTTAAAGATGATTGATTAAAATGAAACATAATATATACTTATTAAAACCAAAAGATAAGAACTTTAGAAAATGGGATTGTTATTTAGGACATATAGTAATAGCAGATAGTATAGGAGAAGCAAGGAAGATGTGTATTAGTGATGTGGAAGGTAGAGATTTTTGGTTAAATAGAGATTACTCTACCATAAAACTAATAGGTAAAAGTAATCTTAAGAAGGGATTATATTTATCTTCCTTTAATTCAGGGTAAAAATGCCTTAAACCATATAAAAGAGGCTAAAACATATAGAGTTTAGTGATTAAAAATCGTTTTAAGCCATTTTGTTCTATATATGGAATATTTTATAGGCAAATTGTTTTATATATAGTGAATTTCAAGGTGTTCAAAAACTGAGGTAGATAAAAATGATGTATTTTGATGAGCAAATATGGATAAGTAGAAACTTAAAAGATGTTTTGATTAATCTTAAGGTATGGACACAGGATTATGTGGACTATCTTGAAAGGAATGAAATGATATATTATGTTGAGGATATAAAATGATAATACCTAAATATGATTTAAAAAATTTAAGTGATAAACAATTAAAACAATTAAGGACTTGGATTAATAAAGAGTTAGCAAGAAGAAAGTCAAGAGGAAATTAGATGAAGAAATTAAGTAGAGCAGATATTCATTTAATAGTGGACTATCTTTTAGATAAGCATAAGGATATAAGGATAGTTGCTTTTAATGAAAGTTTACTGACAGATGACAATATAGAAATATTCACTAAACATTTGGCTAATAGATTTTATATAATAAAGTAAGAGGTAATCTTTATGAATGATAAGTATGATGAAGGTTATAAAGATGGCTATAAAGAAGGAATAAAAACTGTTCATTCTAAATTGCTTAAAGTTATTGGAGAATTAATGGATGAAATTAAAGAGGAATAAACTACCTGAAATAGATGAGGATAGTCAGATTAGAACTTATGTTAGTGCTACTCCTATTAATATAGCAGGAATTAATAATAAACTCTTTAGGATATATATTATAGATAGATTATTTTGTTTGCATATAGGAAATATGAGTTACTATCTTGAATATAATAGATATAAAGATAATGAAGGAATGTTGAGTGATTTATTATTATATGGGGGATATCTATTAAAGGAATTAGTTGAAGGAGATAAGTATGCTTCTAGTTCGTGGATAGAAATTTTAAAGTTAAGAAAATTAAAGGATAATGAAATACCCATTGAGTTAAGGGATAGAGTAATGGTGGAATATTTATGACGGAAGGAGATAAAACTAAAAAGGAAACAAACTGTAAGATATTATCCTGCGATTGTGAATGTCCTCAACAGGATAAGATATATGGTAAAGGAAAAAGAGTGCATAATAAAATGAAAGATGATAGTTGGAGATGCACTTGTTGTCAAAAGGAAAAGAAATAAAATGATTTATAAAATAATAAATGCTATTGTGGATAGAAATAATAAATTAAAGGAATTAACTGATGATGAGGAAATATCATTTGTTAAAAGTCAGATAGAATATTTGGATAAACTATTAAATGGATATTTAAAGAGTGATTGAAAATGAAAGAAGGAGATAAGTGTCCTATATGTGGAAAGCCACTAAAGATATGGTATTGTTGTGCTGGTGGTGGAGAGGTTATTGCCTGTTCAGATATTAAATGTAATTATAAAGAGGAATAAAATGAAAAAGAAATATAAGAGTAAAAAAAGTAGAGAGCAAACGTATGATAGTTTTTTAGGTGTATGTAACCATATGGGATTAGGTAAGCTGTTTCAGATATGGGATTTACTATACTTTAAGGACTATGAAATATTAAAGAGATATCATCTTATATAGAGGAATATATATGAAGGAAGAAATATGCACAAATATGTTAAGAAAAAAGAAAGATGAGATATTTAGGAAAGAGCTAGATAATTATTTTGGAGATGATTATTATTTTCAGGTATCCTGTGCAGGTAAATTTGCTACTGTATGGAAATATATACCTTATGAAAGAACTAAAAAGAAATGGTTTAAGGAGATTAAAGAAACTATAAATATATCTAGACCAGCTGGTGATATCAATCTAGCTACAAAGATAATAAAAGTTTATCATAAAGAAGCTTATGAAGATTTAAAGAAATGGGGAAAAGAAAATAAGATACAAACTCTATTAAAATGTTGGGAAGGTGTATGTGATGAAGAATAAAAAGATATGTAAAGATTGTGGAATGGGAAATAATATCAATGCAGATGAATGCTGGGTATGTGGTTGTGAACTGTAATGTATGATGTAGATTGTAGTTATGAGAGTGAGGAAGACAGAATGGAAAGATTAAAAAAGAAAGTAGATGAACTAAAGAAACTAGAGATGACTAAATACATTGAGGATTTACAGAATAAAACATATCCTCCAAATGATTATACTTATGCAGAGTGATTATTATGTCTATTGTAGATGGAAGTAATATAACCATAAAGAAATATGATGAGTTAGATAAGGAATATATTTTTACTTTTGGTTGGAATGGTATATGGACAGGAGCAGTAATGGAAGATAATAGGATACATCTTAATCCTAGATTTTTAAAGGAAGAAAATTATAAGACTATATGCTCAACTATATCCCACGAATTATTACATCTTGTCTTAATAGAAGAGCAAGGAGATGATATTAGTCATATGTTAGATAATATAGCTCCATTTATTAGTGAGAATTATACAGATTGTGGTGGTATGTAATGCCTAATGGAGAGATGACTAAAGATGCAATTAAAAAATTACTTAAATATTATAGAGGTAGAGTAACCTTATTAGAAAAATATAGAGATATGGATATAGATAAGGAAATACTTAACTGTCTTAATGAGATTACTAAACTTAAGGAAAGACTAAAGGAAATAAGAACTAAAGAAAACATTAAAAGATTGATTAAAGATAGAGAAAAATCCATAAAGAAAACAGGTGAGTTACATTAGAATAAAATTAAGAGTAAAGGATAGAAAACATTTTATAGCAACAATAGGTGTAGCTTGTTTATTTGCTAATACAATAACATTAACCTATACATTTTTTAGTGCTTATTTTCATCCTAGTAAATCAACTACGATATTAATAAATAAGCTAGGAGAAGCTGATATAGAGGCTATAATGTTTCCAATAGTATTTATATTAGGATTATATAGTTTATATTATATGATGAAAAGGAGAAAATAAAAATGCTATTAAATCCAAATTGTAGTGAGTTGGTATTGAGATTACCTGATGATTATACTAAAGAGCAAGTTATAGAGATGCTTAAAGATTTAGGAATATATTATATAGAAATCCCTAGTAATGATATATATGAATGGGATAATTCAGGAGATAAGATGTCAGTAATATTTGATAAGGATAATCCTAATATGCCTGATTATGAAAATGGAGCAACTATACATATATATGGAGATGGTGAGGATAATGGTTATGGAGATGATGGTATAAGGATAGATGGACATCAGCATTGTCAACATCAGTTATTTCCCACATTAAAAAAGATACAAGATAATCTAGGTGGAGAAGTATATGGACAGGATGGTGGTAGTGCTAATGAATATGAAGAATGGATTCATAATGGTTGTAAACCTATTAAAGATTATCAAAGTAAAAAGAGTAAAAAGAAGAGGGATAGCTTATTAAAAAGACCAGATGTAAATATAAAGTAGAGTTAAATCCTAACTGTTCTGAAGCAGTATATAAGATACCTATAGAAATATTAAAGGATATGACAGATGATGAATTAAAAATCTTTAAAAGAATAATGAGTGAAGAGGATTATGAGAGAGCATTGTATAGTCCTAATAGTAAGGGATTAGATTATAGACCTTACTTTGAAAAACCTGAATTAGATTTATTCCTAGATTACTTTGGAATATACTCTAATAGAAATCATTGGACAACATCAGGAACAAGTGGTTGGTCTAGAGAGGAATATACTAAAGAAATGAAACACTTTTGTAATTGTTATGGATTACCATTTAAAGATGTATATAATAGAAGACATATGGGGAATGATGTAGATGATGCTCAATCCTAACTGTTCAGAGTGGGTTACTTATTTATATATTTATTATGATGACTTAACTAAAAAGGAAAGAGAGGAGATGAATAAATATTTATCTTTATTTGATTACTTTGATACTACTGATGAATATGCAGTAGCTAGGGTAGAGGATATGACAGATGAGATAGAGGAATGTATTATGAATACACCCTTTGCTAAAAAATTAAAGATTAGAAATGAGCGGGAATATGTATGATGAATTCTACCTATAAATCCTTTCCGAATTCAAAATCTAAATATATTAATAAATATTTTAAGAATAAGATTAATGGAAATTTAATTAAAATTACAGGATATAGATATAGCAAGTATTCAGGTATGCTAACTAATTGTTATATATTTAAACCTATATCAATAAAAAAGTATGATGGATATATAGATGATTTAACCTTAAAACAAAATATAGGATTAATAGATTTAGCTGAAATTAAAAATTGTTATAAAGAAATGATAGATAAGAATAAATTAATGGTGGAATTATTATGATTGATTTAAACCCAAATTGTTCTGAAGCTACTATGAGAGTTAGAACAGATAATCTAAACAATAAAGAAGAGGAAGAATTATATAGATATTTGTTATTACTTGATAAGTATGCTGATGAAGATAACATAGAGGAATATGATTGGTGGTATGATACCTATATAGAAACAGCAAGTTTAGGTAGTGTATCTTGGATAGAAATTAGAGGAGATGCACCCTTTAATAGTGAGGAAAAGATTATAGAATATCTTTATAAATTACCATTTGCAAAAAAATTGGAGATAGGATATTGATGAAGGAA